CACGAAGTCCGCACCCGATTCGCGTAAGCGTCCCGCTGAACATTGAGGCGCCGTGATCGGGTGCGGACTTCGTGAAGGCCGTCAGCACGAAGTTGGCGTACTGGATATCCGTACCGCTGCCTGCTGTGCCGTCGGTGACGCCCTCGACCCGCTCAAGCCGGATCGCGGTTCCATCGTCGGCCGCGGCCTGAAGCAGGACCTGGCCAGCATCCGTGGGCACGTACAGACCCGAGATGTCGACCGAGCCGCTGGTCTGGCCAGGCGCTCCGACAAAATCGTTGCTGTCCTTGCTGGACAGGTCGACGACCCCGGTATTGTAGGACCAGTTCCCATCGCGCTGCGACCCGACGGCGACGAACGTATCAGCCACCGCCGTTTCTACTGTGAATAGGATCGATGTGCCCGATACTCCCATTTGAATCTCCTTCTATCGTCTCACGGGTTCGGCGGAACGTCCGCCGCAACACCCACTGGCCACTCTGGTCCAGCGTCCTTCGCATGATTGCCCGAGCCAGAGTGGTCTGTGACGACCGCTCCCTGAGCTGGGGTGTAGCCGTCGGGGTGGTACCAGAAGACGAGGGGTTGCTTGAATCCTGTCCGCGTTGCCAGGTTCGGCGGGACGCCTGGGTTGTCGGTCCCGCCCCAGAGAGCCCAGACCTCGGCATCGGATAGCGGGCCATCCCAGCCGGTATTATGCGTCTGCAGCCCCTTGTAGTACAGGAAAGCGAAGACCGCCTCCGTGGCCTGCCCGATCCAGAACGGACGCGCCCAGGTCTCCGCCAGATCACCCGGGTGATTGCCGCCCGCTCCGACCAGCACGCCGTCGAAGTAGAGCCGCACCCGACGCGAGCCGACCGCGATCGGGTCCCAGACGCAGGCGATGAAATGCCAGAGCAGGTCGTCCAGCACGAATGGGTCCGTCTCGCTCCAGTTCTGCGGCTGGCCGTCTGCGGAGTCAGAAACGTGAAATCGTATCGTCTCTGTGTTGAGGACGCCGCCGACGAATAGGCTTGAGTCTTCGGCGTGATTGGAGACGTGATCGGACGAGCCGAAGATCGGCATAAGCAGCGGGGCCGTCGTGAGTGCCATCTTCACCCAGCCCGCATACGAGAAGCCCGCCCCGTTGGGATCTGAGAACAGCGTGCCGAACGTGTCGTCGGTCTCGAACATCCACTCGTCGGTGACGCTGCCGAAGTCGAAAGCATTCTGCGGCGCATCGACAGGGGGTTCATACGCTTGGATGCTCGGGGTGGATTCAGCGGGCACGATATCGAGCCGCATCGTCCCGGCCCAGAGCGGAGTCGTCCCGCCTCGTATCAGCTCAAGGGCAGGGGGGCCGCCGGGGCTGAACTTCATGTCGACGGAGTCGTTGGTGATCGGATGCCACCAGCTGAAATTCTTTGCGCCGTGCTGCAGTGTCTTCTCGAAGAAGTCCGTGAAAACGATCATTTGCGCATCGGTCAGCGCGAGAGGCGCCACCACGTGCTCGATGCCGACTGTGAATCGGCGGCGAGTCTTCCCGGGACCAGAGGACGTCTCGAAGTGCTCGGCATTGTCTGCCAGGACGATCTGAGCGCCGAGCCGGATTGACTGGGGCAGCTCTGCCGGCCAGATGAATGCGGCCATCAGAGCGCCGTCTGCTCGGCGTAGACCGTCAGGTCGAGGACCCGCCGCAGATAGTAGTCATCGTCGAGCCCCACCCCTGGCAGGCACCACACATCTCGGAAAGCGTAGTTACTGTAAGGGGCGATCACAGAGCGGTTGAGACGCTCCAGAATCTGCTCTTCGAGCAGGTGGACCTCGACCATGGAGAACTTGCGAGGGACGCAGGCCACCACCTTGATCGACTCCCAGGCGCTGTTTCGGTCCGGGCTCGTCTTCGTGCTCTCGTCTTCCATCGAATAGGGGGAATCGATGAACACATAGGACTCGAACTCGGGCGCGACGTCGTCCGGCTGCTCGGGGACGTTGCCCAGGAATACCGCGGGCGAGCCCTGGAAGGTCCCGAGCAGAGCAGTCAGCGGGGCGTAGGTGTTGAGGTGATTCCAGACAGCGGTCTCTGTTGCGAGGGTCATCGGCGGCGCCCGCCTCTTCGGTTCGCGGTAGCTCTCGTGATCTGGGAAAACTTCTTCTTCGTCGCTTGGAGCGCTTGCGGCATGAACTCGTGCCCCTGCCAGTGGAGTTTTCGTGCGTAGATCACGTTCGTGCCTGCTCGTGTCCGGATCTTCCGGCGGATCAAGTGGCGGCCCTCAACCGTGAACTCGATTTTACCGTGTAAGTGGCTGGAGACTACGCGGGGGGGCGCTCCTGGGGTCGCCTTGTCGATCGCGACCTTCCTCCCTCTCGCGTTCGTGCGAGTCTTCGCCTTGACGGAAATCAACGCGACCATCTGGGATTGAAGGTCCGCGCCGATCGCGTGCATCAGAACCACGGTTTCCTTGCTCGCGAATCGCAGAAGGTTTTCTTGATGCCATCGCACCCCCATGTCAGACGCCGCCTGGCTTACGCCGCCGTCGACCAGATAGAAAAGCTTTCTTGTATAGGTTTCGATTGCTCGACAGGACCACGATTTCGACCTGCATCGTCTCGATGGGCATGTTGGGGCTCGTCAGCTGGATCTGATTCCCACGGATGACGGCAGCGTCGGGCAGCAAGTAGAGCGCATATCGGGCGTCGGCCTGCTCGCTCTGCAGGACCCTTCGATCCGCATAGCTCAGCTCGTTGAGCCGGCAGAGCACGTCCTCTTCGTCGGCTGCCCCTGACTCGACGTCGTTCGTCCTCGCGAATCCGCCCGAGGCGTCGGCTGCGCCATAGGCTGTCTGCCAGACGCTGCATCGGTGGATGAGCAGGCCGCGAATGCTCACGGCCGCACCTCTCCGGTTCTCGGGCCCACACCAGAGGGCAGCCGATCACTGGCCACGTCGACGGGCTTGTCCCCGGCTCGGCCTCTGGCGATATGCCGCACGCGCTCAGAGGGCGCCACCTTGCTGGCTGCGGGGTCGAAACTGACCGGATATGTCGGGGGGCCGGGCTTCGAGCCTCGCCGCCCGAGTGCGAGCTTGCGTGTCTCCGAGGCGTAGAAGTCCTCTGCCAGATTCAGCAGGCGCACCAGGCGCTGTCGCGGCACTGCGCTGATGTCCGAATAGCCGTGTTTCCACTGCAGGAGCGCCGTGCCGCGCTCCAGGAACCCCTTCACCCTCATCAGGTACCAGGTGGAGGAGAGCGCTCCGAAGAGCGGAGAGGGGCGGCCCTCGATGGTCAGGTCTGCAATCCGCTTCACCACTCCGTCCTCCACTGGGATGGGGCCTCCGGCCAGAGAGATCTCCAGCGCCAGCTCGGCAATCTGCTGGTCAGAGGTCACCTGCAGCTCGTCGATGGAAGCAGCAAAGGCCAGCTCGGCCATATCGCAGGCGCGCTGCAGCTGGGACTGGCGGCCCGTGATCTCCCCGGCTTCCATCCCGAGGAATCGGCCGAGGTCGGTGTGCGCGAGCAGACTCATAGCCTGGGCCGCCGGTACTGCAGGAGGTCGCGTTGGGCGTGCCGTGGGATCGGGTCGCCCATCAGGCCAGCATCGGCCCAGGCGGCCGCCCAGTCCCCGAAGCGCTCGGACATCGGGGCGCCCCTGCCCTTGGAGCCATAGTCCTCGTCATCCAGAAACCACCTGGCAGACTGCAGCAGGGCCAGGCGCATCGGGTCGGGCATCGCAGCGGAGGTCAGGAACCCCTTGTCGAAGGTGATCGCCACTTCAGCGCCCTGGCCGAATCCGTCTCGGTAGCCGATGTCCCACCAGTGGACGGACATCTTCGTCAGGTCGGCCGCTGAGTTGTCGATCACCATGGCCGTCACGTCGACCAGTAGGGCCTCGTTGCGGCCGACCGGGAGAATTGTCCCAGCCATGCCCTTCACCAGGACGGCCTCTTCGCCGGCAGATTCTTCGAACGTATCGATCCCGATCCAGCTCGCGGCAGCTGCTTCCGCCTTGTCGATTGCGAGCTGCATCGGGACAGTGTCCTCGACGAGGACGAGGTACGTCGCGAGTTCTGCCGGCGTGAGGACGCTCATCAGACCTGGCTCCCCGGTGCTCTGGCCTCTTCGGTGATTTCTCCGCCGACCTCCTGGCTGCCGGGCTCGACGAAGCGCAGGCAGTGCGGGGTGCGGTTCGTGCGCTTCACCTGCTCGGCAGTCACCCAGTAGGTTTCACCGCTCTTCAGCGAGACCCGCTTGCCCTTGTGGTCGGTGAAGATGACATTGCCACCCTGGGCCCAGACGGCGTCGCGACCCTTCCGACCCTGGACACATGCGGCCTGGACGTGAACGAGGTCTGCTTCCTTCACCTCGTCCGTGGTGGCGTTGTCGAGCTTCTCCGCTTCGAGATCAGCGCGAGCCTGGATGGTATCCGCCTGGGCTTCGTCGACCTGGCCCTTGAGGCCCTGTGCGATGCCGGCCAGGGTCTTCTCGGCCTCTCCCAGCTGCTTCTCACGGAGGTTGGCTGCAGACTCTCTCTGCTCCAACTTGTGGAGCTTCTCCGCGTAGCCCTCCATTTCCTCGGGCGTCGCGGTCTCCGCCTTTCGCTCGTCTTCCAGTGCCTCGCCGACCGTGCGCGCCTCGGGGTTCGGATCTGCCAGCGGGACCTTCGCAGTGCCCACTTGCCGGCCCTGCTGGTCGTCCAGTACGGCCGTGGCCGCATCCTTGGTCTTCTGTCCTACGTTCTTTCCTGACATGGGGACGGTTCTCCTCTTCTCTTCTGTTGTGGAGGTCGTCAGCCCCCGGGCCGCCAGTATTCACCAGCGACCCGGGGACCTCCGTCCCCCCGAAACACTGCTGGCGACTATGCGCCGCGCAGCGCTGCGTCCAGCGTGTGGCCCTTCACGTACTGTCGGCCCATGGCGTGCTGATAGGCGACCTTCGCCGTCAGCGTGTACTCCATGACCCGCTTGCGTTGATTCCACTGCGACTCGACCGTCACGGCCCGAGCCATACCGAAGACGATATTCGAGATCGGCGTCAGAATCACCTGCCGGTCGGACAGCACGGATGCTGTCGTGTCCGACATATAGCCCTCCGCGATCAAGGGGAAGCCGAAGTAACGAAGAGCCGGCAGCCCATTGACGAGGGTCGTATCACCGAGCGTGGTCTCACGAGACGCGACTGCGTCCGCATACTCGATGGCGTGGTTAGTGTTCACCACGAACGTCTGACCCGGAAGGGTCTTCAGTCCGCTCGGCATGGCCTTGAGTACGGCCTTGAGCGTTTTCACCGGATCCGTCGGCGCTGCGATTGCCGAGAGATCCACATCGATGACATTGCCATCGCCGTCCGCCTGGACAATCCAGCCGTCGATGATGCCCGTGAAGGCGTGCACCGTCGCATCTCGGCCATTGATGCCGAGGTCTGCGATGTCGTTGGCGAATTGCCGTGTGACGATCTCCATGATGGCCTGCTCGCCACCAGCCAGCATGATGTTCTGCTCCAGGAAGTCGAGCGAGATGTCCTCCGCGAGGATGATCTCTTTCGAGTTCAGGGTGCGCCGTGCGGTGGTGATCGAATCGGCAACAGCCGGAGCTGTCGACTCAGTCGCCTCGATGATCGACCGAGGTGTGGTCACCAACTCGTCGATATGAGTTGGCGTGTCGCGCATGACGCGGCGCGAGACCTGACGGATCAACACTTGCTGATCGGCCACCGAGTTGATAAATGCCGACGCGGCATCGTCCGGCAGCTGGCCACCAGACGCCAGGAGAGCGGTGTCCAGTGTTCGTGTCTGAGCGTAGTTATCCTTCAGCTTCTTCGGAATGAAGGTCCCATTCCAGTCAACTTCGCTCGCCTTGTTCGTGCGCTCGTTGAGCGGAGTCGCTTCCAGGAGCCTGATCTTCTCGACCAGGTCCGCCGTCTGCTTCTCCGAGTCCCCGAGGCGCGACTCCAGGTCGATCACCTTCTGGTCCTTCGGATCGGTTCCCCGCTCTTCGAGCGAGAGAAGGCTCTTGACCGTGGTCTGTGCAGTCGTTTCCAGCTGAGACCCCAGACGGAGCTCAACCGACTTGATTTCGTCCATGATAGTTTGAAGATCGTGTTCGTTCATGGTGTCACCTCGCGTTGGGCCGCCACCCCTTCAAGGTGTCGACGACCCTCTGCACGCCGCCCCATGATCGAAGACCCCGTGCGAAATCTGCGGCCGACATATCGACCGGAGCACGCGGCGCAACTTTCTGGGCGGCGTTGTAAGCATGGATGACGTGGGCCATGCGATTGCTTGGTATCGCGACGAGCGACACTTCCAGCAATTCGCTCTTGTTGTATACCCACACTTGATCGGCATAGCCCTCGACGTCCTCGTAACCGGCGGCCTTCGAGATGAACCCGATGGAGACCATCGAGAGGAAACCATTCTGGACCATCCAAAGCGCTTGCCCTGCAATCTTGTTCTTATCCTCGGGCATGAACTCCACGGCGATGTCAAATTTGGAAGAGTCCTGCTCCCAGTCCAGAACCTTCCCAATGACATGCTCTATGGGGGCTCTGTTATATACGTCGTGGTCCCATCCGAAGATGCGATTAGTGGAGAAAGGGCCGGTGTCGATGCCCTCGGTTCGCACGATCGTATGATGACGGTCGAGGTCCGGCGTCGATGCGCGAAACCTCATGACCCGGTTCTCGGGGTCGTCGTCGCCCGACTGCCGGAGCACGTGACCCATCACAGCGTAGCGCTCCTCGCCCTTGTCGCGATCGTGGTGGATGACATCCGAACGGATCTGGATCCGCTCTTGATTCGCCATGTAGTCGCTGAAGGATTGCAGACTCATCAGAGCTTTACCTCGACCGTTAGAGTGCAACGGCAGTTAATGACGTTGGATGCCCGGCCGCGCGGGTCAGACGGCCTGGCCATTGGTTGCCCGTCGACGATATAGCTATGGGCTCGGGGGATCGTCACGCTGGGCTTGATCGCAGGGGCCCGATGGTGCTTCCGGGTTTCGGCGCTCTCGATGGGATTCCACGTTTTTAGATACTCAATCCCATAGGCTCGCTCGGACTCGACGACGTGTTCATACTTGCCCGCGTTGACTGCGTTCGCCGTCTCTGTTCTGGCGATCGTCCGGGCTCGGCCGCCTCGACCCTTGAAGGAGTCCGTCAGCTCTGACAACTCCTTCGCGATGTCCTCGTAAGGCGTCCCGTTCTCGATGCCGTCGGCGATGATCGGCCGGACCTTCTCGCGGGTCGTCTTCCAGATTCGCTTGATCTTCGTGGCCGAGTTCTTCGCCGCCCATTCGACGGCCTCGGGCCGGTAGACGTCAAAGGAAAGTTGGAACTCAGCGGCCACTCCGTCGCTCGACAGCAGATCCCAGCCGGAGGCCAGGCTCTTCAGCGCGCTCTCGTTTAGCGTATTCCACCAGGCTTCCCGGCTCTTCTGCAGAGCGCTGGCTAGCAGGTCGTCCTCGACGCCCTTGTTGATGGTCCGCACTTCGAGATAGGCGCGCAGCCCTGCCAGGATCGTCTTCAGGTCCTGGACGAAGAGAGCCGAAATCTGCCGGGTCAGCTCGTTCTCCAGGCTCTCCTGCGTCCGTGCGAACGTCATGCCAGAAATCAGATGTTGCTCGGGCGAGAGCCTCGACTCCCAGGGGCCGTCGTCGCTTGACGTGCTGCGAGTCTCGCCAGGCGGCAGCGCCAGGGGCTCGGGCTCGCTCATGGCCAGCCGCATCTGGGCTTCGAACTGTTCGGCCGCGCTCAGCTGGATGGATAGTCTGGGGATCCCGACTCCGCCCTGTGCGTTGTCGAGCAGGCTCTGCGGCACTCCCAACTGGGCGCGGCCTTCGTCATCGTCGCTCTGGAAGGGCGTTGCCGCAAGCGGGTCATACTCGCCCAGCGTCTTTGAGTAGCGGACGCCAGCGGGCAGCATGTAGACATCGCCGTCGGGCGTCGTCGCCTCGCCAACGTTGACGCGATGGACGTTGACAGTGATTACGCCATTTCGGAGGTCGCTCGAAGAGCGCCTGTGGACCGCGTCTTCGTCCTGGACGATCGGGCTCTCGTATCGGAAGACGTAGCCCTCGATGCCGGCATTGGGCAGCAGCCAGTCGTTGACGGCATCGGCCAGGCGAGAGAGCCTGGGCTGCAGAGCATTTCTATTGTACGCATTTCTGTGCTCGTTCGTGATCGCGAGCGTCCCACCCTTGAGCGCGATCCCTGCAACGGACGGCGGCACGTGGTAGCACGCGGCCACCTGCTCCATCGACATCTCAGCGAGCGCCGCGAATTCGAGGTCGGAGACGCTCATGGCGAGCTGTTGATACTTGGATCCCTTGCCCAGGACGGGCGGCCCGAGCCGGGCGCCCATTCCACCACCAACGCGCTCCTGCCAGCGGTTGGAGATCAGCTCCCCGTCGTCCGGGTCGATGTCCTGCTCGGTGGTGATAAAACCCGAGATCATTCCGTTGTGTTCAAGAACCGTGCCAATATACGCCCTGGCCAGGGTGTCCGTATCCTGCGCCCAGGCCACGGCCTGGACCGGGCTCATGCCGTCGGTGGTCGGCCGCGCCGGGTGGGGATAGCGAATCTGGTGGATCTGGTCGGCCGGGATCCAGACCGGCGTCCCCATCCCCGGAATTGCGATTTTCCAGTCGGCCAGCTTGCCCGAGGCGTCGTACCTGCGATCGACGACCCAATTGGGCGGTATCGCTTGGAAGCCCGAGGCGTACTGAGCGCCGGCCGGACCGAGGCGCAGCCAGTAGGCCGTGCCCGTCAGGTCTAGGTGCATGATCGAGATCTCGGCCAGCTCGGCCCATGAGACGCCGCCAGACGGACGAGCGAGAGGTGCCGCTACCGCCAGGGCGGTATCGCTCGTCGTCTCTTTGTCGCCGGCCCAGAGCGACCAGGGGCGGGAGTTCACGTCCTGGGAGAGCAGGCTGACGAAGCAGTAAATCCAGCCGGCGTACCGGGCTAGCTGCTCGTCTGGGCGGGTCGCCCTGGTGGTGGTGAGACGGCTCGCCCCGATCTGGATGAGAATCTCGTCATAGTTGAGCGAGCTCCCTCGCCTCGGCTGGGGTAGGGGTGCGGCTCTTACCTGCCTGGTGCCTATGCGACGGATCGACGTTCCCGCAGCGGCTGCGCGCAATTACTCTCACCCCCCAAGGGTGGCTAGACGAAGATCTGGGCTCTGAGCGCGGGCTTGACCGGGGCATAGGCTATCGCGAGGGCGTCCGCATCGTCAAGGGACCGGCCCAGGGAGCGCTTCAGCTTCTCCTTAGGGGTCACGAGGACGGTTTCGGTCTGGCCGTGGGGCCCATAGGTGATCGCAGCGAGCTGGGCCGTCAGGTCGTCATCGTCCGGGTCGAGGTCCAGGCAGTCGTCCATGACCTCGGCCAGATGGAAATAACATTCCGTCCTGTACTTGTAGTATTCCAAGGGCTTCGTGCTGGCCTCGCTGAAGTTCACGAACACCATGGGGTAGCCAGCTTTGCGCATCTCGTCAGCCGGCCCTGCCCCGATCCCGATCGAGTCGATTCTGAATTCCTCGGGCCCGATGTAGTCGGCCACCTTCGAGACCTTCTGCCGCAGGTCGGCCAGGTTCATGCGGCGGTATTCCTTGATCTTCCGGTAGTGCCTCCCTCGCCTGCGACCCAGGACGGACGGGTCGTCTCCCTCCCGGCCCACGTCGAGCGCCAGGATCCCAGCTCCCTCGGGCTCGACCTTCTTCCGATGGCAGCGCTCGATGAGAGACATGGGAAAGAGCCCGTGCGGGTTGTCGTCCGGAAACTGCCCGAGCACTTTGGCCAGATAGAGCGGGTTCAACTGGCCCCACTTCTTCCTGACCACATCGACCCAGTCGGGCGTCACCAGCATCGGCCAGGGCAGCTCGGCGTCGCCCATCAGCTCCCGCCAGTTGCCGGGTTCGCCTGGCTTGATCTCCATAGTCTCTGCAGTGATCCCGAACTCCGTGAAATTCGGAGTGTCGAAAGCGGAGATGTTGAACGAGCCCCCCGCGTTCTGGTGCTCGCGGCCGAACTCGGAGACGGGGTCCGTCGGGTTACCTATTTTCAATAACCGGCAGGTGCGCGGATTATGCAGGCAGCCGATGAGGCCATCGATCACATCGTCCGCCATGCCACATGCCTCGTCCAGGATCACCAGCACGTTGCCCGCGTGCCATCCTGTCGCGGCCGTCACGTTATAGTCCGAGGACGCGAAGCCCAGGGCAAACCACTTTTCGTCAAACGAGCGGCCCATGTCCCATCGGGTCAGCAGTGGCTTGCTACCGATCGGGACCTTCCGGCGCAGCTTCGCAGCGGCCACCCGGATCTCCTGCCAGAGGATCGACCGGACCTGCCGCCCAGTCGGTGCGGTGGTGATGACGATGCAGTCGGGCCCGAAGGCGAGGAGAAACCAGATTGCAGCTCGGGCTGCGATGTAGCTTTTCCCCGCGGCATGGCAGCTGGCGACGCTCGTTATGTAATTGTCGCGGAGGCTCTCCAGGATTTCAGACTGCTTCGCCCATGGTGTTTCGTCGAGCATGTCGGTCAGCAGAAAGGTCGGGTCCGCTGCCAGTCGATCCGCTACCGCCGAATATGCCGAGGAGACACTCACGCCGGCAGTCTAGTGAATCGTTGGCGGGTCGCCGTCCCGTGTCTGCTTCGGCTTCGGAGGTCTGGGCCTCTCGGGCGCAGCGGGTCGGGGATTCGGAAGCCAGCCAGGCGTCGCGCTCCTGCGACCCTGCAGCCAATGCACGACCCAGAGCAAGCCGTCCAGCACCGCCAGCTCGAGCTCTCTCACGAAGAAGCCCGCCAGGATGGTCAGGCGTGCGCGGCGAGACGTCGCCATATCGGGACCCCCATCCAGCGCAGGAACCACACCGCGAAGGCGAGGAGAACGGCCCACCTGAAGAAGGTGCCTAGAACCGCACCAACTCGCGTCGCCCAGAATTCCAATAGCGCCTGCTCCCGGCGGCTGAGCACTCCGTCAAGCTTTCGCTGGTCCTCCCGGTTCATGCTTCGGGCTCCCCATCCCTGATCGGCGGCATGTCTCCGTTTCGCTTCAGTGTCTCCACCATCTCCTCAAGCGCCTGAATCATGCACGAGCGCTCCGCGTTCGACACCCATGTGGCCCATCCGCCGGCCCCCTTGCTGAAGCCGAGAAGCGCGAAACACTCTCCCGCCTGGTCGAATATCGGCCCCACTGTCTGGGCGATCGCTTGGGCTGTTTCCTCAAGTTCGTGCAGCCTCTGCTGATGCTCGTTCATGACTCCACCGTCGGCGGGTTCTTGCTCCCATACTCGTCGGCCTCAGGCTGCGACGCAGCAGCGGCCATCGTTGCCATGCGCTGGACGTCGACCTGGAAGTGGCGGCACCACTGGTCCGGCGTGGCAGGTGGCCAGACGGGAACGATCCCGATCACCTTGCCCTCTGCGTCAAGCTCCTCGGCGGCATCTGGCGTCCCCCCTCGGCATGTCATGTCCGCAATCTCGCACCACTCGCATATGCTGCAGGCTCTCATGGCTCTCCTTCTCGGGCTACTGGCCCTGTGGGTCTGGCGTGTTTCGCATGTCCCATGACGCGAACGAGCCAGTGTCGTTGACGGATGCAGACGCCCGCATCTCGATTACAGTCTTACCCGGGATGGCCGACGGCCATGGCAGCTGCCCGCTAAAGTTGCCAGTACCTGTCGTGACGTTGCCGGATACGAGGACGACCTGGGTCGCGCCGCCGAATGGTGTCAGGAGCATGTTCACCAGCTGGGACTTCGCTGTGGCTCCCAGGAGCGGGACGATTCCGAAGCGCAACGTCTTGAGAAGTGCGGTGTAGTTACGCGGCACCATGTAAACCATCATCTCGCTTCGGTTGTAGCCGATGCGGGTGCATCCCCTGATATCGGCCAGCGGGCTGTCGGGGATGCCGTCGGCGCCGACGTCCGGGTCGGTGTGGATGTAGACGTTGCCGATTGTGTCCTGCGTTATGACAGA